TAGTAATATTATACTTGCAGTCCATTTTATATACCAATCTTTAGTATGTGTTGGTGTTACTTTCTGTAGCACATTCTCATTCATTTTCATTTTAATATATTCTTCGTCTGTCATCTTTATACTCCCATGCTACATAACGTAATTCCACCTAGAATTATTACTACTATTAATATTGCTACTAGTTTACTCATATTAATTTACCTTTACTTTTAATTTATTTAAAATGTCGATAGACTCTTTAAAATTAGCATTTTCTAATTTTGTTAATTTTGCAAGGGAATCAACTTCGTTACCTAGTTGAGCTTGTAACCCTTCCATAAATTTCATCATTAAACCAAGTTGTTCATTTATATTGTCAACTTTACCATGCAAGTCATCTATCTCTTGCATTATATCATCATTACTATAAAAAGTATCACTCATATTATTTTCCTCTCATTTATTATAAATAGTTAGCGCCAGTCCAAACAACACCAAAATTACCTTCTAGGACATTACCTCTTTTACCAGCACCCACCATTGTGTATGCACCGTAACCAGCAGCTTTTAGAATATCACCTTTTTTCAAAAGACCATTAGCACTATCTTTTTTTACGACACCACCCCAGATACATTGTTGTGAACCTAGTGTTTTGTAAATACCAATGTATTTTTTACCTTCTTTGATAGTCCAACCATTCTTGAATTCTTCACACATTCTTTCATTTGTATTTCCATCACAATAATCTGCGTTTGCAGCCTTAATTAAGTTTTCAATACCGTCTTTAATGTTTGTAAATTGTTTTGTTACTGTTTTCATATTTGTTTCCTCTCTCATTGAATATACCTTATTATAACAAAAAAAGAGGGGTTTGTCAACCCCTCTAAAAATTCCTAGTAAAAACAATGACTTACCTCATCATATATTACATCACCAAATGGCAAGTTGCCGAATCACTAGGAAGTGATTCGCATGACTGTGATGATGAGGTTGAGAGGTGTGTCATGCGAACCAAACTGTTAACCCATAAATGCGTTTAGGGCAAGAATAATAGTAAACCAACATAAACCTAATGTTGCAGCTTCAAATAATATTTTCATAATATAACCTTCTTTGTTTGTAATCAATATACCTATTGTACAATAAAAAAAGGGGTTTGTCAACCCCTTTTTCTAATTTTCTTTATGAAAATATAAGTACAAACAATACCTAGAATAATTAGATATTCATCAAATGCATCTTCTCCAATGTCCACACCAAAAGTTGAGATAATGGCAATCACCATTACGGTGAACAACCAAGAGAAAATTGGTATTGTTAGAATGTAAAGGATAATGCAGTACCAATCATTGCAGATTGTTGTTTCATATCTTTATCTGCGATAACTTCTACATACGGACTAAAACTCATATTCTCATCAAGATTGATTCTTATACCAGCTTGATTTTTGATATCATCAATTTTAGTGTCTTCTGTTTGTCCTTGACCAAATGTCCAACGAGGTTGTACTTTACCCCAAACACTTAGTTTGTCACCTAAACCGATTGAAACATTACCGATTAAACGATAACGCCAATTGTCGTCAGTTGACTCATTTTCATAATTTCTAAACTCAACTTTATGTCCTAACGAAAACTTAGTGTTAGATTTAGATACTGAACCATCTTCGTTGGTTGTATCCTCTGGACTCCATTTAATTAGAGTGTGAGTTAAATTAGGACGATACTCTCTTGCACCATCTTCTTCAGCTACTCTAACAGCTGCTGTAACGTCATACCACTTTTTATCAAGTTTGTATGAAGGTTCAATATGCATATAATCAGAACGATAATAAGTTCTTATATCAAGTCCCATATTACCATTTTGTATTTTATAGTTATGCTCTGATTTAGTCCAATTACTGTCAGTAGCCTCAGCTTCTTTTTCTTTGCAAGCAGTAAATAAAAATAATGTTGCTAGAAGTGTTATGAATAATTTCATTTATTTTCTCCCTTATAGAATAAAATATTCTGTAGTATTTATTGAAAACAAATACTGTAAACAGAATATTCATAAAATCTTAATATATTTTACTTTGTTAAATCCCACTTAGTTGGGTCTTCTGGTGGCATATCAGTTAGTGGGCTATTACCTTGTTGCCAGCGTGTATCATCTGGGTTTGAAGGTCTATATAAGTCTGGGTTTATATTTTCAATAATTCTCCATTGATTAGAATTATCTGGTGTTCTTCCTGTCTGGTCACACCCAGCGTATACGATATCTATGTCCTCTGGCTTATCTTTTTCAAAATCTATTTTTTCATCATAATAAGGCCCTGCTTGAGTTTCAAAAGTCCATCTTAACATATTTTGACATTGTTCTTGACTTGTCTCTTGTATGAAAGGTACACTTTCAAAACTTGTGCAGTTGCCATTAAAACATATGAGTAATATTGCCACATGAAATATTTCAGGCATGTATTCTCCTATTCAGCTATACCACTCGCAGACCGACTTGCCTGTGGATAAACTGGCGCTTCTGGAACTGTAAAATTTTCAGTCCAACCAAATGCTTCTATTACTACTGGCTCTGAAAGGCCTTTGTATACTTGGTGCAATCTTTTGTCTTTAGCTGCAACAAGTAGGTCTGCTTCACTTTCGTGTAAACCTTCCAACATCTGTATAAACATTTGTTCTTTCTTAAACTGTACAGTTGCGTTATCAGCACCCTTAATGAAGTGCCATAGTTTTCTAGCTTCATATGCTAGAGTGGAATGTTCTGTTCCTTCTGGAGCATCATTCCTTTTAAATGGAACATTACCTTCTGGTAATACCCATTCAATCTTTGGGTCAAAAGATGCTTTGATTATCATACGAAGAGCCTCTGTATTGTGTTCTCTTAGTATGTTTATCTTTTGTCCTTTTGTCTTTGCTTTGTGTACTTTATCAAGTATCTCTGAAAATAATAATGTGTCACCTGCCATTTTAAAAATCTCCTATCGATTCAGTTAATTCTTTTAGTTTATTATCTATAAAATAATTAAGTAGTTTACTTCTATCTCCATGAGGAGCTCCATCTATCTCAGATAAAATCTGTTCTTCTAGTTCTTGTGGTATTTTATCTAGGTTGATTAACTTCTCATTTCTCTGATAGTTTCTCTTGGTTTCCTCTGGCATACTATCCATAGATTCTAACCAAGTTTCTATCTTTTTCTTTCCTAAAGGTCTTTGACGTAATCCTTCTGTAAATGTAATATCTGGTGATAATACATTAGGCACGCCATCACTAGAATCACCTTTTAGTATGTGTGTTCTTATATAGGTGTCTGGATTATGTCCATTTACATGTTTCTTTAGGATAGGACTGTATTGTCTTACATTCTTATATTTGTGTAACTGTATGAAATCTTTATCACCAGATACAATCATAGTTGGTTCACTCTCTTGTTTACATAGTGTACCAATAATATCATCAGCCTCTGCACCATATACCTCTAGGTATTTGTATGGTAGATACTCTTTGAACTCTGCCTTAATCTTGTTCAGAACACCAAAGATATTATCCCAATCTTTTGAGTCATTCTCTCTAGCCTTCTTACGATTTTGTTTATATTGTGGAAAGAAATCTCTTCTCCAATAATGTTTAGAGTCATAAGTTAGTATTACTTCACCATACTTTTCTTTAAACATATTCCTATATAAACGAACTGAGTTAAGAATCATATGTCTTACCATACCTTCATCAACTGTTTTTTGTTTAGTCATATTCAAATGCATCATTAGACTTGCTAGTGAGATTTGATTCATATCAATTATTATCACTTGTTTTCCTTAGTTGGTGGTTTCCAATAGGCATTAAAACTCATTGACCTTCTTTCCCCATCACAATAAAATGGATATACACTATGTTTTAACCATGAAGGAAATACCAATATCATTCCTACTTCTGGTTTTACCATTAGAGTATCACTTCTCATATCTTGAGCTTCTCCATATGCAAACTCAATTAATCCACTTGCTGGATAATGGTCTTGCGTTTCTTTTACAAAATGGTTTTCCATACCATCTGGTATCTTTAAATATATTACACCAGAAAAATGACCACTATGTTTGTGCCATGGGTTGTATTCATTCTTGTATTGACTTACAATCCAACTCTGGGTAATATTAATATTTTCTTCTTTAGGTTCTGCACCACCAGTCATTTTATTCCATTCATATGACCTACCCCATGCTTGCATTTGTTTTAAATATTCTTGACAATATTTTCTTAAAACCATTAAAGCATATTGGGAATCTTTTTTATCGTGCATTGGTATTGCAACTTCTTTACTTACTTTACCAACAAGACTGTCTGAAAAATCCCACTTCTTAGATAAACCATCATCTGCTAAAACAGTATCACCAGCTTTGTTTATAATATCAAGAAACTTTTGTGGCACTCTTGATTCTAATATTGTCGGACTAAAAGTTTGTTTCCAAGATAATTCTATTTGGTCTTCACCAGCATTTGCTGAACTACCTTGAACATGACTTGCTTTATCCCCTTTACCATCCATATCAGAATTCATTACAGCTCTATTGAATTTCTTTCTTCCTTTAAATGGTGATTTATTTTTTGCCATCATCTTTCCTTAACATTTCAAATAATTCTTTTTCAGTAAAATGATATAGTTGACCTTTTGTTCCATTCATTAGTTTATCTATAATGGATTGGACTGGGTGTTTAAGTCCTATATCTCTAAATATTATACTCTTACAACATTCACTTATAAATCCAATATCACGAATAAACCTATGGTCTTTTAAATCAAAACCATTTTCACCCATTGTATGAATTAATTGCACCATAAGATGCTCTGTCAAATCATCTGCAAATAATAAGTCTTCTTGTAGTTGATTTTGTAATGGGTCTTTTGGAGTCTTTACTTTCTTTGCAGATTGTTTTTTCCAAGGCCCCTTTATTACTGTTGCTGTTTTGGTGCTGTCGTTTTCCATTTTACCCTCATTTGTTCGTCTTTACCATAATAATCACTACACCAATCCCCATGTTGAATATAATGATTCATCTGTCTTATGTATCCATCAATACTTGCAAGTTTAGCAATAGAACCTTTAACATTTCTTCTAACCTCTGCACGAAGTGGTGATGCTTTTTCTCTATTATGTTTTATCCACTCTCTGACTTTCTTATAGGAAAGAAAATGGTCGTCAGGTAATGCAATAACATCTGGGGATACATTTTTATATTGTATCGGGCCTTTTGCTTCTCTTGCTTTTGCAAGTCTTTCTGCAGCTGCCATCTTCTGTTCTTCTGTCATGGGTTTACGTTTTTTAGGACGTTTTGATTTACCCTCTTTCCATTCAGACATTAGTAACCTCTTTGTTCTATTTGTTTCTCTTTGTTCTTTAACCACCTTCTTCTACCAGCAGCCTTTGCAAGTCTTTTCTTTTCACTTCTAGTTTGAAATGAAGTTCGTTCTCGCATCTCATTAAAGATACCTTCTGTCTGCATACGTTTTTTTAATATTCGTAATGCCTTTGTGATATCGTTACCACGAACTTCTACACATAAACCTTGTTTTGGTCTTTCTTCTCTCGTAAACTTTTTACGAAAAGGTTTTTTGTAACTGTTGTTTTGTTTATTATATTTCAAACTAATATATCTCCTTTTTATTTTTCAATGTTTTCAATTTTTTCAATAACCATTTCTTTTACACCAGAATCTATAAAAAATGTTTTCATTTTGCTACAAGAGTTCGTGCTACAAATCATATATCCTATAAAAATCCAGAATATGATTTTAAACATAACTATATGCTTTAAATGTAAGATTGTTAATTAGATTCAAATAACCCTCTGATAAACTTTTTCACCATTTTTAATAATATATTTAACTAAACCACCCCTTTCAAGTCGGTTTAGTGTGTCACTTGCAACTTGTTCTATCAAGCTATTTTTTTGCATAGTCCTACCAATCTTCCATGCGAAGTATATTGTTAGTCCAGCAACTACTGAATGTGTATATGCGTCCATGTAAACCTCTTTCTCTTTTATCTATGTACCATAGTAACAAATATTTAGGGGTTTGTCAATGGTTTATTTTGTTTTTTCCATTCTGTGTTTACATAGGTCATAAGTGTCTTTGTCTATCTCACTACCAAGATACTGTCTTCCAGCGTCTAGGGAGGCACTTGCAGTTGTACCACTACCCATGAATGGGTCATAGACGATATCATTCTCTTTCGTATGGTTCTCAATCATCATTTTACATACCAATGGGCTCATGGCATACTTAAACCCATTCACTATGGGTGATTTCTCATCTAATATAACGTCTACCATGTGTGGGTTCTTTACCTTGAACGGTTTCCTTGCAAATGTGAGTATATTCATGTAATTCATACGAAACATGTTGACCTTATAAGACTTCACCCATATGTTCGTTTTCTTGAGAAACCAACCACTTCGTTCAAATGCGTCTATTACCTTGATATGTTTGGGATATATCCTACCGTCACCTTTTCTATCAGTTGTGCAGATAGTAGCAAGGTTGTTTGTTGGTTTTAAGTGTGATACCCAGCTGTCTAGGAACTCTTCCCATGCATGTGTCTTAGGGTCTATACCTAGCTCATCATAGTCTGGTGGACTCGTCAATACATAGTCGTATCGAATATCTCTCTTGAGTGTGGTTATACAGTCCTCGTTGTATATCATACAAACTCTTCTAGTGTTCCAATAGGAGTATAATACTTCCTTTCTTCCTCTGTAAAGAAATCTGGAACTAAATGTTTTAATGGAAACCCAAGTTTAGGGTCTAAGTCTGTAACTGATTTTCTTTTTCCTTTACCCTCAACTTTAGTCCAAGTATCCACAATCATATCATACTTGTCAATTGTTAAATTTTTTACTGTGATACCATTTTTAACGTCATTGACAAATTTTATTTCACTAGAGTCATTAGTACTTTTTTTAATTTTTATTGTTGACCGTAATAACATAAAATATTCTTTAAATTTTTCATAGTCATCTAACAATTCTCTTTTTTGATTCATTAATGCATAACAACCCATTCTTGGTGATAACCAATGGTCATCTAAATTATTTTCTGCACCATTTTCACAATATCCAGAGATGTTTGAACCAAATTTAAAAACCATATTATAAAATGCCATAGATATAATTTGTTGATAATAATATTGGTCATCTGGGTGTTCACCTTTACTATCCCACAACTCTTTATTATCATTTAAATATTTAAAAGCCATCTTACAAGAAAGTTCAATATTTCTTTTATCTTCTACCTTTAAATGTATCAATGGATAAACAGATTTAATTGTCATAAATTTCTCCTTGTGTTTCATGTGGATATTGACCTCTCCAAAAGTTTTTAAGTGCATCTTCAAGACTAAACCCATGATTAATAACTAAATCACGAATGACCTCATGATTGTCAAACCTAATTTTATGCAAATCTAAAAGTACTTGTTTTTTTCCATCTCTTATTTTTGTTGCCTTTTCTATAGCTGCATCTTTAGTTTTACCAACAACACTAATATTATAAGGTTCTTCCTTTTCTAGTTTATCTTTGATTGTATCTTTGTTAGTAACAATCTTTTGTTCTATGTCATCTAAAACTTGAGAGTCCATTTTTGCATCTTTAACTTGACCAAAAGTTTTTGTAACTACTATAACAGAATCTTCTAATTTTTCATTATCACTAACATCAAAATCTTCTGCGTTTGTCATAACACCAACATTATTGTCTAGAGACTCTCTAACAGCATTAATCCAAGTATCAGTAGGATTAGTAATACCACAACTTTTTAACACAGATACGATATTTGCTCTTAAATAAGTCCCATCATCTTGTTTTTTATAATTACTTTGTATTAAAAGGTCTTTAGCTCCTGCAAGAATATCTTTAGAGTTTTCATCAGTTTTTATATAATCAAATTTTCCGTTAACATTCTCTTGGGTTCTCCATGCCCTTCTCCAATACTCTGCTGATTGCATGACACCATGTTCATCTGCCGTAGCAAAAAATTCCACTAGATAAAAAAACATGGTATCTTTTTTTTGTTTTATATGTGCAGACCTAGTTGTAAAACCAGTCAATTGTCTCATTATATCTGCTACATCTTCAACACGTTCCATAGTTGCTGGTTTAGGGTAGTAATATGGATACCACCTATTTTCCTTTATGGCCTCTGCGATTGTATCTCTTATTTTTTCTTCAATACCTTTTAATTTTGCAATGTTTTGACCATATGCATTTTCTAATTTATTTTTATAATCAAATTCTGGATATATACCAATAACTCTCATGCCTGTTGCTTTAGGTATATTAGGTGGAACTGTAAAATCCTCTATATTAATCATCTTACTCATATCTTCATTTTTCATAATCATTGCATAAACCCTTCTAATGTTGCAAATTTTGTGTGTTTAAATATATCTCTATTCTTGTTCTTACTGAAGCACCAGACATTCTCTATATACATCTTGTCCATAAATTTTGTCATTGCAACCTTATCAAAGTTACCATCTTTATCCTTGAACACGGATTTTCCCTGACTTCGTTGCTGAATACGCATCCCACATTGTCCAAGAAAGTTATCTTGTAACATATCACACAGCTGGTCACCAGAACGATATCGTTTACCCTTTATCTTAGGGTCTAATATGTTGACCATGAGTACACCATTCTCACTTAGTGAGTCGAAACTGTTCTTTGCGACTGGTAGATAGAATTCATCTCTCCACTTGTCATACTCATTGTACTTAGACCATGATTGTAGTTCTTCCTTCTCTCCACCCTCATTATACCTCTCGGTACTGAAATATGGTGGTGATGTGAACGCACAATCTACATCATTAATCTCGTCCCAAGGCAAATCTTCTGCACCACAGTTGTATATCTGTGTTGTCTTCTTATCACCAGTCAATTTGTTATAATACTTTATCATCTCTTTGTATACTTTGAATGTATTTGGATTGGGGTCACAACCAATATAATGTGTTGCGTCAGAGGCATAGAACCCAGTCAACCTATCGCCCCAACCCATAGAGGTGTCTAGTACAGTCTTTGCATCTGTCATTTGATAGATTGTCTTTGCAACAGTAGGTTTAAACTGTGTTGCAATATATGTACCCAATCTAAATGCACCCAGATACGTTATAGCATTCAAGTCACAAGTATCATTGATACCCCTCCATATAGGCCCAAATGCACCCCATATGTTATCACCCTCATTCCATCTCTGAACTGGGGATTTGAAACCATAAGAACCACATGCAAGTCTTAGAGGATTCATAAACGAATCACTAATAGAATTGTATGATGGTGGTGCATCAATGACACCTAACCCATACTTACTGTAAGAATATTTGTAGTCATCATACTTTTCTAACACGTTTTTATTATCTCTAGTGGATATCCACTTCGTCCAATCATATGTTTTAAGTGTATGAAATTTGTTAGTGACTTGTTCTTTATTCCAAGTCTTGAAAGGAAATTTTGGTTTCTCTTTTTCAATATAGTTTGCAAGAGTTCTACGAAAGACATTCCTACCGTATTTGTCAGTTGTCCTCACAAATTGGATATCGTCTAGGGTAGGTCTTCCACCCTCATCTAGATTCTCAGATAGAAATTGATAGAGCTCTTCATTATGTTCATCAACACTATGAAATGGGTCTGTAAGTTTTTTTTCTAATCTCTCTGGTAAAAATATTTTTCTCATGTAAAGAAATCCTCTAGTGTACCCTGTGTTCCATAACTGTCGTCTATGTTCCACAAGATTTTAGTTGTAATAAATTTGAGTGGTTCAACAAAACTCTTGGTGAACTGTACATCATAGTCTATTATAGACGTGAAGTCAAGTTCTTTTGGTAATTTTGTCATGAATGATATAGCTGTAGAGATATAGAGGTTAGGTTCTTTCAGATGTAGGAACTTAATCTTATCACCCTCTTGTATCAGTTCGTATTTGTTTGATAGGTTATTCTTATTGATGAGGTGATTATATAGTATCGCACCCTTACAATGTATGGGAGCACCCTTTGCGAACAGTCCATTAGATGATGTAAACTTCTTGATACCATTCACACTTCTTGGATAGGCTATCTCCTCTAGGGGTAGTTGCATGAACTCCTCACGAAACTCTTGTATGAACGTGTTCAGTTGTTTCTCATCACCAGACATGATAATCTTGAGTGCATCTTTAATCTTCTGTCTGCATGGAGCAGGTGTTGACGACTTAACAGCCTCAATACCCATGATTTTAAGTTGTGGTTCTTTGTATCGCACACCTTCCACATCATATGCATTAAGTATATAGCGTTTCTTGGCAGTCCAGATACCTTTATCTGCAATCACCTCACGCTTCATACTCATTTTGTTTGAGTAGGCGTTGACGTACCCAGCAAGCTCCGAATAACTCTTATCAATAAAAGGTTCAATCTTTTGAGTAGCGATTGTGTCCAAGAAGTTGATGATTTTTGTAGTGTCTTGTCTTTCTCCAAACACTTTATTAATAAGTTTGTCAAATGTAATGTAAACTGAATCCGTATCCGAAGCAAGCACATAGTCATATTTGTCCGTTCCCAGCAATGTATTAAGGTATTCATTAAGAGCATGCTCAATCCAACGAATAGATAACTGCCCACTAGTAGTAATCGCTTCAGCAACCAGAAGGTCATAGTAACGAAACCAGACATTACCGATAGCACCATAAGCACTATTGAGTGAAATCTTTTTAGCCATTTGGATATTGTTGTATTTTGCAATATCCTTGAGTAGTTTTGGGTCTTTAGTATTTTCATATTCTTGTTTTGCCTCCAACATCTTACGTTTGAATGTCACTCTGTCATTGTACATAGTTTCCATAATATCTGGTAGAAACCCTTTTGTATCAGTCTTAAACAATGCACCATTAGGTGTTATTGTATGATTTTTATTTAATTGAGTTGTATCAAACTCTTTATTTAACAACCTATCAACTTTCATTTTTGGAACTTTGTTTTGTGATACAAGTGTTTCTGGTGATATGTTGTATTGCATAATAAGATGTGGATACAATGAGTTCAAGTCAAATGACATCACCCAATTGTGCATACCCACGATAGGGTCTTTCACATACGCACCCTCATACTTCTCAGCCTTGGTATTCTTTTTCTTTTGTGGTATGACAATGTTCTTCTTACGAAGATGATTGTATATGAGTATATCCCAATACTTCACCGAACCGAGTACATCTACATAATTAACCTTTGCATCATAGGCCATAGTCAGACACAGTTCAATCAGTTTCATCTTGTCCTCAAGTTTGTCCACCAACTCCACATCTGTAATATTGTATTCAATAAATGACTGATAATCTTTTGTGTACCATTCTCTGAATGTTTCATAGGGATTACCATCTTTACGTTCACCTAACTCTACATATGCAATATGGTCTAGTCGATAACTCTCTTGATTGGTGTATGTAAACTTACGATACAAATCAAAATAATCTAAAGCTGCAACACCTTGTATCTCATATATTTGATGGTCACGCCCCATACTAAATACATTCTTACTGAATACATTTCCCCAAGGCGATAGTCGTTTAACTTCTTTCTCATCATATAAGTTTTCAATACGATTGCAGATATAAGGAATATCAAAGAACTCTGTATTCCAACCTGTGATAACATCTGGACAATCTGTTTGCCAGAACACTAGGAACTCTTGCACTAGTTCCTTTTCGGTCTTACATTCTACATAAGTAACGTCATCACGATTGTTAACAAACTTACCGACACCCCACACCATAATCTTTTTAGTTTGATGGTTTTTGAGTGTAATAGAAATAAGAGGTTCTTCAGCGAGTTTAGGGTCTGGGAAACCATTCTCACATTCTGTTTCTATGTCAATCGTAACAATAAGAATATTGTCTGTATTCCACTTAACAAAGTTAGGAAACTGGTCAGCAATATAACTATATGCAAACATTGTTTGACCACATGCTAAGTCTGGTTGGTCTGGATACATTTCTATAAAAGCTTTACCGTCTTTTATAGAATTAAATACTTGAGGTTTGACATATTTACCCTTTAAAGTTTTAAAAGGTGTTTGCTCATCAGAATGTGCATATAGTGTAGGTTTGTATTTGACTCTTCTCGGAGGCATCCTCTCACCATCTACAACTTCACGAACTAATAGATTATTACCCCATTGGGTTACGTTTGTATAGAAATTCATAATATAAATATACCATAATATAAAAGATTTGTCAAGTAGTTATAAATTTAATAACATTTGTGCGTCAGGTGTTTCAACTAACATTTCTTTTTCTTGTTCAGAATTGTAATGTCTATCAAGAACACCAAGTTTATCTTCAGAATGTGCAATCACATCTACTTGTGTGTCAATCGCCGCTGCAAGGTCTGGGTGTTCGCCTATACCTGCTGGGTTAGTCACATAAACTTCAATGTTTGCTTTTGCATTTAAAATGTCTGCATTGTATTTTGCAGCTAATGCTTTTATTAAGTTACTCATTATTTTCTCCAGTTATTTCTATTTTTAAAATGTTCGAGTACTTCTTGTGTAAGTCCTTTTTTAAGTTTTTCAATACCACCAAAACCAGGCATAGCATTTACCTCTAGTATATAAGGTTGTTCTTTTTCTCTGTTTTTTGCTGGTATAAAATCAACACCAACCAATCTACCACCAACAGCCTTTGCTGCCGTTATTGAATCCTTTTTTTCTATTTCAGTTAATTCTATGTTTTTTGCTTCTGCACCCAAAGATATATTACTTCTAAAATCATTATCTGAAATAACTTCTCTTTTAATAGAACCTAAAATCTTATCATCAAGTATTACAACACGAACATCATAATCTGTTTTTATATATTCTTGAATAAGAATAGGCATGTGTTTTTCATACAACTTTAACATCTGCACAGCAGCATGTAGTGACCTCATACTTTCTACTATAACAACACCAACACCAGTTTGAGAACCTGTTGATGTTTTTAATATAACAGGAAATTTTTTATCTAATTCTTCAATTACTCTTTCAGTATCCTCAGAATATGTAATTGGAACTGTTTTAGGTGTCCTAAGTCCTGCTTTTCTACAAAGTATATCTGTATAATATTTACTACTACAACTAATCCAATTTTCCACAGATGGTATTGTTAAAAACCCTTGTTCTTCAAAATCTTTAATTGTATCTGTCCAAGTTTGATTATTAGTCATACCAACAGTTCCTAAACCTCTTGGCATAATAATTGTATTTTCTGTATTAATTTCTATGGGTTTTTGATATATATTTGCGTTCTTATCTTTAGAATCTGGTAAATTAACATATCCATCATCATCAAATGGAAATGCATTAATATATTGTTTTTTATTTTTCTTTGAAACATATAGGCCTGTAAAATCTACAAAATGTATTTCTATGTTAGCAGACTTTGCTGCTTTTTTAAGAAGCTCTGTTACTTCACCTAAAGCAGTATCTTTGACATCTCTTATCTCATCACCAGAGTTTTGAAAGACAATCAATTTATAAGGTTCTTCGCCATTCTGTTCTTTTAGAAATTCAACAAACTTTCCCATTAGTCTTCTTTTTTCTTACCGATATTATATTTTGTTTCTAATGTCCATTCATCTTTCTCACGAAATGAGAGTATCTTAATTTGACTTAAAGGAGCCATAGGTTCTACGCTACCC